CGAAAATTACTTTTTTCATACGTCTGAAAATCTGTGTACGCTGTTGCGCGTAGTGTTGTACGTTAGACTTCCGTAGTTAATGCAGTTAATTCTGCGTAGCCATCCGGCTTTGAAAACCTTCTGCGAAGGTCTGCGCTTAACTAACTTCTCGATGTACTGAACGCGGGCTTTCTTAATGTCGGCGAAAAGCTTGCGGGGTTCCCGTGCGTTGAGGGCTGCAAGGGTCTTAGCCCCTACTATGCCGTCTACGGTAACGCCTAAAAGCTGCTGAACGGGCTTTATTCCGTTTACTCCGCTTCCCCATACCCAATCCACCAATATATTAGCTACGCTTTGGCTCCTAATTTGGTCGGCTTTCCACCTATCCCAAAAGTGGGGCTTCATAACTACGTCTATCGCGTCTTGGTCGGTTATCAGCTTCAAGTCCGCTACGTCTATATCGCCGTCGCCGTCCTTATCGTAACCCTGCGCCTTCCATGTGGCAATGGTAACGCCTTTGTTCGTGGCTCCTCCCCGGTCTGCCGGGTGGTTGCCAAAGCCGCCTTCCCAGCTAAGTATGAAGGGGGCTAATACGTTAATGTCTGCCATAACTTAGTCCTCCTCTTTCTCTAAGTACATCGGGCAATACATGCCTTCCACAAAGTCGCAAACCCCTTTACCTCTGTACCCGCACATCTTGGAACCGCAGGTTTCTTCAAGTCGCCTTTTTCCGTTAGCTGCCGCCTTCGGTTTCGGCTTTGGTTCCGGCTGGTGTAGCTCCTGCAAGTCTTCCGGGGCTATGTCTAAGTGTCTCGCGGCCTTGTTTACTAAAACCTTCTGCAAAACCTTCGCCCATCGCGCGTCGTTGCAAGAGCTTTCGTTCTCCAAAATGCTAAGTAGCTGAACCAAACAAAAACCGCCGCTTATAAAGCTGGCTAAGTATAGTTCGGCAAAGGGGAACATTTTCGTATCAATAAGCCAGCCTAAGACGGTGCAAGCGTAGACTACGCAAAGCGTGTAAAACATGCGCCGGGCGTAGCTGCTCCTTACCTTGGCATCGTCGGGGTCTGGCTTGGCCTTCGGGTACTGCTTCTTTACCCTCTTCCCCAATCTCCATGCCGTGAAGCAATCTATTAGAATGGCGAATAGACAAATACCCGCGAAGGGGATGGTAGGTTCTACCAATCCCCATAATGCCCCTATAAGGAACAGGGTAACGCGGGAAGCGTAGCCGAAAAGCCCTTCAAAGAATGACTTTAAGAACTCCATGACAAACTACCTCCTTTCTACTCTTCGTAAGTTTCAAGGTCGTGGCGTACCATTTCCTTCGTCTGAACGACAAAGTTAAGGTACTCTTTGTAAGCGGCCTTAGAAGCTGCCTTCGCTTCTGCGTCGGTAATGACGTTAAGAACTCCGGCGTTATATTCGTTGATGATGGCGAACTCCTGGGTTTCGTCGAGCTTCTCACGAATAACGGCCTTAACGAGCTTCTCGTAGGTCGGTTCGTCATAGAACTTGACCGTATCGTAATCGTAAACGGTCTTTGTCTCTCCCGTTTCGGGGTCTTCTACTTGGCGTTCCACTATGTTATAGTTATAGTGGTATGCGCCGTTACCCAATGGCTGAATAGTAGCCGGGCGAATATCAGAATTTGATTTCATAAGGCTTAATCCTTTCGTTTAATTTGTTAATAAAATAGCTGCTATCGCTGTACTTGCACCAGCCCCACCATGACGCTACGGCCTGTTTGAAGTCTTCGGGCGTTGGCGGGTTCTTTCGCTTGGTAAGCCTTGCACACTTCCGGCAAAGGTTTTGCTTTATGCGCTTCCGTAGGCGCGTCTCGTTAAGGTAGAATACAAAGCCTAAGAAATCGATCCCGCGTCCGTGCTGGTCGCGGTGGTCGCGTCCTACCGGGAAAATCTGCTTATTATCCTTAACCTGTAGCTTCGTTTCCTCTGCTAAGTAGGTTTCAAACTCTGCCAATAGTTCCCGTAGTACCTTCTTTTCGCTGTGCAAAACTACGATATCGTCTGCGTAGCGGAAGTAGTATTTAACCCGCTTCACTTCCTTAACCCAATGGTCGAAGTAGGTTAGCATGAGGTTGGCTAAGTATTGACTAAGGTAGTTACCAATCGGCAAACCGTCAGCACTATCTATAATTTCGTCTAATAGCTTCAAGAGCCGTGTATCTTTAAGCTTCCGGCGAACTATGGCCTTTAGTACGTCGTGGTTAATTGACGGGTAGAACTTCCTTATATCAATCTTCAAGCAATATGCGCAGCCGGGTTTATCCTCGTTAATCACTCGCCGTAACTTCTTTGCCGCTGCGTGTATGCCGCGTTTCTTTATACAGCTGTAGGTGTCTGCCGTGAAAACCGAAAGCCATATAGGTTCCAACACGTTCATAACTGCGTGGTGTACTATCCTGTCCGGGTAGTACGGAAGTCGGAAAATAAGCCTTTCCTTCGGCTCGTAAATTGTAAAGGTGCTGTATTCCGAAGTCCTGTAAGTTCCGGCTTTTAGGGCTTCGTGCAAAGCTGAAAGGTTGGCTTCCCGGTTCCTGTCGTGAACCTTTACGCCATAAGTCTTTAGCTTACCCTTACGGGCGTTATCGTCCGCAAGTCGTAAGTTCTCAAGACTTATTATTTGGTCGTATAAGTTGCCTATTCGTTTCATTCTTCTGCTTTGCTGATTTAGTGGTCTTCTTCGGGTTGCCCCTACCAAAGCCCGTAAATGTTTACTATTCTTTCACCTTTTCGGGGTGTGGCCTTTGTTCCTTTTTAGCTCTATATCTTGTTAAATCAGTATTGCCGAGAGCCGATATTCGTATTCGTATTCGAGGGGGTGTTATTCGTATTCGCATACGCAAGCCCGGCATTCGCGTCGTTATTCGCATTACCGCCGAAATACACGCCCTAAGAACAAACAGCCTTTATATCTACTTACTCCAAATAGTAGCGCGTTCCGCTGGCTCTCATGGTAGCCTTTCGCGGGAATTTGTTACGTTTCTTAATCTCGTTAAGAATGTACTTTATTTCCGTGCTGTTGGTAAAGAACTTTTCTTCTCTTTCGTGGTTGGGCGGTACGGGTTCCGGGTGCTTTATCTTCACTAAGAACCGTTCCGAACCGAACTTAGTCTTAACGCCTTCTATGAAGTCCACTACCCAAAACGTAAGGTTCGTTAGTTGCTGCTGGGTGGTTTCCTTGCAGTTGAAGTGCTTGTTAGCTTCGTCCTGTGGAATATTCAAAAACGACAGGCTACCGTCGTCTTCCTTTGGTTTGTTGTTTTGCTCTTCGTTCATAATCTGCTGAACCTAAAAATTTCTGTTTCTAAATGAACCCCAGCCGCCAAATATTGGCGCGGCGGCTGGGGCGTTAATACGCTTTACCGCGTTGCGTTAGTCTGTGGTCGTACTACGCGGCGGGGATAAAGCAAAGCCGAGAGCCGATAGTCGTAGACGTAGACGAGGGGGCGAGAGACGTAGCCGCATACGCAAGCCCGGCAGCCGCGTCGTGATTCGCATGACCGCCGAAACACACGCCCCTTGTGGCTACGCCGGAAGACGGTATATTCTGATAGAAGTTGTCCGCGAAGTATGTAGTAGAACTGCCGCCTACCTCTGCGGGCATGTTCTCTCCCCACTCTCCGCAAAGTATCTTCTTAACGTAGCCGTTAGAACGTGGAAGTTCGCCCCTAACGTCGTAGTTTGCAAAGCTGCTACTACTAAAGTTTGCGGGGTTGTCTTCCTTGGCTCTATAGAAGAGGTGCTTACCGCCGTCGCCTTCGCTCTGTGCTGCTACCAAAATGCCGTCCGTCCAGCTCCAAATATGGCCGAAGGGGTTTTCAATACCTCTGTAGCTGGGTACGCTTACGGTTGTGGTGTTCGCGTCGTACTCGCTTGGCATGGTATAGGTCACTACGCCCGTAGCGTTGCCTAAGCTGTTGGTAACGCCGCAAGGAATGAAGGGGTTATAACCGTTAAAGTTACTCCACTTCGTACCGTTCAGCGTTGTAACGCCTGCACCTAAGCCGCCTTGATGGAAGCCGTTAGCGTCAAGTTCTGACGTAAAGTTAGCTTGGCAGTTAAGGTTGGCGTACTCAATCACGAACAGCCAATAGGTCGTAAGCTGTGCTTCGTAAAGGTCGCAGTTCCATCCCTTACCGTTAAGTCCGGCGTTACCCCTGTTGCGGGCGTAGCTGCGGAAGTTGGTAAGCGAAATGTTAGTAGCCGGACGGCCTAACAAGCTGCGGTAGGTCTCATCCCAATCTGCGGTATTGTTACCACCTCGGAAAGCTGCGGTAGTGTTCTTTACGCTGGCCAGCTTTATTGTGCTGGTTGTGCGGTCTACGGTTGCTTCGTAGGCTGAACGGTAACACTTTCTAACCTTGTGGAAGCCGGGCAGCGGGTACTGCGAAATAAGGGCGTGAATTTTCGCGCCGTCGAACTCAAACTTACGGTAGTGTTCGGGTAACTCTACCATAACCATGCCGCTGGCTCCTGTAAGGTTCGCGTTCGCGCCCGTGTCTGTCTTCTCGCTGTTGGTCGGGTGCAAATAGGTTACTACTTCGCCTTCGTCGTTAAGAAGACAGCGGCGCATCAATGACTGAACCGGGAGGCTTCTGTGTAAATCCTCGCGTCCTACGCGCTCTAACGCGGTGTCCGATACGTTGGTGTTAATCGTAACGCCGTAGTAGTAGTCGTAGGGAAATGTAGGCTTATTGTTGCCTGTTCCAATAATTAAACCCATAATCTTGACTTTTTTAATAGCCCCAAAGAAGGGCGTTTGTTTGGTTTGTTACTTTAATCTCTCTCACTATTTCGGGGTTCCAGCCTGTCTCAAAGCGGGTTTGTACAAACTCGCCCGGCTCCATGCCCCAAAGGTTTACTTCAAGAAATACCGCCGCTTCGCCGTCGTTCTTGACGCAAAAAGGTACGTCTTTCTTGAAGTTCGCGCCGTCCGGGAACTCTACGGCTCCCATGACTGATATTTGTGCGCTAACTAAATCGCCGTTTCTGTTCTGCATAATCGTAAACTTTAAAATCGGTGCAAAATTAGTGAATAATTTGTATTATATTGATACGTTGCTAAATTCCCGTGAAGTTTTTGCACCGTGAAGCCGTGAAAATCACGGGCAAAGCTCCGGGAAGGCTCCCCGGTCGCCGTGTTGTCCGGGGAGCCTGTCTCTTAGGTTGCTGCCGTCAGCTTTAACGCGCCTGTTCCGCTGTCTCTGCTGCAACTATACCACGTTCCGGCTATCATTATCTGTAGCGTGCCGTCGTATAGGCGTATTCCGCAATTCCCGGCGCGTACCTTATAAAGTAGCTTTTCGGCTGTGCCTACCTTCTGCAAAAGTGCTTCCATATACTGCGACGCTGAACAGCCTACCGCCTGACCGTTGGCAAAGTAACGCGCCATTCTGATGTCTGCTGAACACTTGCAATTACTGAATGTAGACTTAGCTGTTACTTCAAGGGTTCCGCTGGTGTAATTCTTTACGCTTATAGCTACCTTCGTCTTTAGCGTATGGTTGCCTGCTGCAATACCTTGGGAGATAGGAACGGTTACGGTTTTCGTTGCCGTATCTCCACCGCCTATGATATCGGCTGGGTCTTCAACTCTTGCGGAGCCTATTATAGCGTTATCAAGGTAAACGTAGACGGTAGCGTATAGCATTCGTGAAGGCTTTGCCGTGCCGCTACTTACGAGCGTGCTATATATTTTACCGTAAATAACTACCTGCCCGCTGAATACTCCGGCGTATGGGAAGTTAAAGGTTCCGTTTGTTTCGTTGTCCGTATATTGCATGTCCGGGTGTAATGCGTTGCCGCTTTGGTAGCTTCTATTCGTATTCGATGGCGTTACTGCTTGGTCTGCACCTCCGAATAGTTCGCTATCATCGAATTGGTCGCCGCTGAATACCGCACTTGTATAGCCGTCTTCGTCGTAAATAGTCATCGCGTTATCGTCGCCGGAAATGTGTACACGCTTGCCACTCTGCGCCGTCTGCAGGTCTCGAACGCCTAAGTTCTCAACGTAGGCAAATTCGGCAAAAAGCAGCTGCGTTGCTACGCTGTCAAACTCTGCGCCGTACTCGTTCCAATAGTCCGTATTTGTCGGCAGTTTGTTCATGAAGCTGCCTACGTCTGCCCTTGCAACATAGTAAATATCGTTATACTTCACTACGTCGGTACGCCGTAGGGTTCCGTAGTACGTCCTTGCGCTGTCATAAACGCCTTGGTACGGTGTGCTGGCTCCCTTTCGATCGTTAGGCGAAACGGAATATTCCGTAGCGGCTCCTACCTCAACCTTAACGCGCTCTATAGTGACGGTTCCACCTGTAAAGAACTTGTTAAGCCTTATATGAACGTACCTATTCCAGCCCGTCTCGCCTGTATTGATGTTTACAAACTCGGCTTTTAGCTCGTATGTTCCGTTAGCCGTTATCCCGGTAAGCTCTCCAATCTTCGGCCATGACGTGTTGCTACCAAAGTAAACCAAAACGTCAGCCCCGTTTACCGGGAATGTACAGCCGCTAAGCGTTATGCGAACCTGCCCGGAAACGGTCTTACCTTCGGGAATAGTCGGAAAATACTTGCTTGTGCGTATATGTTGGTACGCGCTGCTGCTATCCGTAACGCCGTAGGTTTCCGGCATCTCGGAATTGTCTACGAGGTTTTCTCCGGGTTCGCCGTCCTTACCGCTGGCTATAAGCTCCCCTTCTATGCAGGTGGCGGCTACGTCTACGGTGTCTTCGGTTGCTGAACTCTTAGTATAACCCTGTCCGGGCTTCAATCCCCAGCGGCCAATGAAGGCGAAGGCAAAGCGCGAACCTATAAGTTCCGGCTTCCTGTAGTCGCATCCGAACTTCTGCAAAAGCCCGTATAGCTTGCTGAACATGCTAACCGCGTCGTGGCTGTAAAGAACTATAATATAGTCCGAACTCTTATACTCGTTAATCTTGGAAACGAGGCTATCGGTATTTGTCTTTGAAGCCGCCGTATCGGTGTAGGTGTCGTAGCTGTTTTCGTAGACTACTGCGAGGGTGCTGGCGTTAAGAACCTTCAAGTTATGGCCGCGTGAATAGTTGCCCGTAATATTTTCGCCGTAGACTTTGCAGTAAGGGGCTGGCGAACTTGTGCCGTTGTGCTTAGTTCCTCTTACCTCAATCTTTAGCGAACTCTCTACGGGTGTTACTCTAACGGGTGTACTCCAATTCTCAACTAACGCCGTACCTGCTGCGTTCAGCTTCGCGGTTGTGCGCCAAAGGTAGTAAAGCGTTCCCGGCTTGGTCGGCTGGGTATCTTTCCAATTATTGCTACCTGCGTTTAGTGCTGTTGCGTCGAATGGCGTAGGGTATGCCGTCCGGCTGGTGCTCCATTGGTACTTGTATTTGTAGTAAGGGGCGTTAGTGCCTGGGTTTCCGGGGTCGCCTTTCTCGCCTTTTATCCTTACTATTACCCAGCTTCCCCAAACTCCGTTTTTGCACTCCCTTTCGGCTCTCCAATACATAGCCGTGAAGTCCTCGGAACTATCGTTTACCGGGTCACACCA